CTACACCTTCACTTTCACCCAGTCGAGACCGCGATCATTATGATACTGCGCTGTCATTCTGTCTGATGAGTGACCCAGTAACTGCTGGGTGTTGATGCCTTGTTCCTCATACAGACGCTCCGAAAGAGATCGCTGCTCGTGAAAGGTCGGCATTGTTTTCCCGTCCTCTACGGAAATGCCGGTGCTGTCGATAGCGACCTTGAAGGAGACGCTAAGGCTGTTCTCGCCAACCTGATCGCCCGCCTTAACATTACCGCTTGATGTCACATGATGAAGAAGCCAAGGGCTTACGACCCGATCCCTACATCGCTTAATCACCTGCGCCAGGGTGATATCCAACATCTCGCAGCGTAGCGAGAGAGGTATAGCCAGCTTCACTCCCGTCTTTTGCTGCTCAACATGGAGATGGCCATCCCAGACATCAGAGAACTTCATTTTGGCGATGTCCCCGCGCCGTTGCCCGGTGACAACTGCCAGGAGCATGGAGTTTTGGACGTAGGGTGCCATATTCCCGGCCGCTTCAAGTATCACTTTCCACATTTCCAGGTTCAGTCGAGAACGGGTCACTCGGACAGTGACTTTTCTTGTGGCCAGCGCCGGGTTATATCCCGGTTCAACTTCACCTGCGTGCTGCGCTTCTCTGAACAGATCAATCCAGACACTCCGGAGCGTTTGCGCCATCCGCGCTTTGCCTCTGGCTTTATATTCGTCGGTAATGGACGCCAGCATTTTGGTGGTGACCTCCTGAATACCAATGTCAGGCATCCTTTCAGCCAACACGTTGGTGCAGGTCCTTCTGGATTTAAGCGTATTATTTTTTATCTCCTTATTGCTGAGCCGCTCTTCCTGTATTTTCAAATACCGTTCGATCCATACGCGCATCCGCATCGATTTCTTTGAATTGGCCTTCTTGTGGCTGACCATATCGATCAGGGCAAACGACTGGGCGGCTTCCTGCTGCGCCAGCAGTCGATTCAACTCAGTGGCGGCCAGTCTGGCCGCCTCCTGATCGGTACCGAAACCGATAAATTGACCGGTTAAAGGATGCCGGTATTGCCAGTAGGTTTTGCTGTTGCGCTTATCCAGCTTGCAGTAGAGATTTGGGATATCAACCCTGTGATTACGTGGTCTGGCTGCCATTAATTACTCGCTCCATAAGCGTCTTCACCGCTTTCGGTATGCGTGGTGGTAGAACCGGCGATGCGAGCAAGCCAATGAATTTGGCCTCTTCATCGATAACCCACCGCCGGCCTTGTTTCAGCGCCCTTGGGATTGTTTGTCCTGTCTTTGCAATCCTGTGCAGCGACGCTCTGGATGGTGGTTGCTTAAAGCCGTTCGGACCGGAAGCCCAGTCCTCCAGGCTAACGAGTTGCCCCATGTAAACCTCCAGTTTGATTAATATGAGCCATCAAAGCCCGATAGGGTGATATTTCAATATCAGGCAGCCTGCCCGGGTAAGGATCGCAGTCGGCGCATGCCGGTCATCGCCGTGGCCACGTAGCTTGCCTTCCTGTTCACCACCTCCACCCAGACCTTCACGCCTTCCACCCGCACCGTGTACGTCTCTTTCATCCTGCTGCGCCCGTAATCGCCGTAGCGTTCTGCGTGGGCCGCCAGCGCGAGCTCGCATGCCTTGCGCGCCAGTGGGGACTGTGTGCTGCGGTTAATCAGTTTCATGGCCACCTCCTTCGATACGCTTAAACTCGATCACCCAGACCCATGGGTTGTGTTTGAAGCTTTGCTCTGGATAAATGCCATCCCACAACTGGCGGAACCATAGCCACTTATCCATGTGGCCGCCGAATGGCGAAGGGTCAGCTGGGTAACCCTCATTACCTGCATCTTCTTCGCTGATGCTGTTCAGCCGCTCGACCCGCACATCGGTGATTTCCAGCAGAATGCGGCTGGCCCAGCGCGGCATGTGAATGCTGGGCGCCCAGCGGATCTCCTCAGCTGGTGGCACGTTCTCGTAATGCGAAGGAACATGCTTCGGGTAATTCGCGCGATAGAGCAGCAGTTCCGGCGCCCCCGCACCTGCTTCCGCCCACGTCTCCCGCACCCAGATGCGATCGCCTGGCTTACCGAAAGGGCTATTCCAATAGTTGCCCGCCGCCAGCTCCCTGGCCAATTCATTGCCTGCTAACTCACAGCCCATGTTCTTATCGATTACCGGGAACTTAACCGGGCGCCGGGTCTGCGTCTTTCGTCCATCCAGAATCGCCCGCACCATCTCGGCGTTGAAAATCATTCCGCGTTCTGTAATTTTCGTCATCTCGTTACCGGGAGGGCGAACCCTCCCGCCTCCCTTAGGCCACGTATTCGGGTTTCATATCTGCAAGGGTGATGCTGAACTGATCGTGCAGCTCGTCCCCCAGGTGACGTTTGGCCGACGCCAGCACGCGCTCGGCTTCTGCGAACCGCTCAGCGGCATCCGCTTCTTCGGGCTGAGGCAGGGAGTTAATCGCCGCCTCAACCGCATTGCGGTGCTTCACCAGGTGGTAGCGGCGCGTCGCCTTGTTCTTCAGTTCGGTAAACAGGGTGGTTCCAAGCGCGGCTTTCGCATCGTTGATGTCATTACCAACGGCGGTGGCGGCCTCCAGCGTTTCAGCTGCTTCAATGCGATCCCGGAATTCATCAGCCATAGCATCGATGTTGGCGCCTGATTCCTGCGCGCTGTGCGTTGTTGTTACGCTGTCACTTTTGATATCAGACAGGCTCACGCGCTGGGCGGGGACTGGGTTGATCTCCTTCTCGGTGCGTGGCTCAACTTCATCCGGGCTATAGACGCCGAGGATGACCTCAGGGCAGTACAGACGCGCCCAGTACTTCACCGCGAGATAAGCGATCTGCTGCTTGGGCGCCGTTTTCCACAGCGGAGAGTTCCGGGTGGTGATGTCAGCCAGGTAGATATTCTCGCCCCAGGTGATATCTGTTTCGCCGCGCAGGACTGCGCCAACCCTGACAAACAGGCCCAGCTCATCGCGGCCGTCTTTCTTGCCGGCGATCTTTTCCCAGTCGCCGCCGTATTCGTAATGGAAGCGGCCCACGATGGCGCTGGAACTGGAGATAACCGCGTTAACCAGCTGCGCTTCGTAACCCAGCACACCGTTGACCAGGTGCGTTTTCTGCGCGACGGCGTAGGGGTTCATGCCCCACTGCATAGCCTGCATAACGATCGCCATACAGTCGGCAGGTTTCCCCGCCAGGTGCTTCGGTACGGTCACAGCAGACTGCGCCATCAGCTCAGCAAAGGCGGTCAGCTGGCCGAGTGCCTGCACGTTGAATACTGCGTTGCTGGCTGAGATGGTGTTCGGAGTCTGCTCAGCAGCGATGATGTTGGTGTTTTGCATGGTCATTCTCTCCATTAAGCCAGGCGCAGCGCTTCAAGGCGGCGCAGGTCGAAGTCGTTCAGTTCGTCGGTGTAGTCTTCGGTTATCGGCGCTGGCCACATGCCAGTGTCGAACGCGTTAGCGATGCGGTTCATGGTCTGGCGATACTCCAGCATGCCCAGCTCAATCAGCTCTTCGCTGGCTTCAACGATGGCGATCCAGTGGTAGCCCTCGTCTTTGTTGACGAAAATCCAGAAGAACTGGTCCAGGGCAGCGGTCTGCATGTACATGGCCGCGCTGAGGTGGTAATCGCGGTCGATGATTTCCCTGTGCAGGCGGGCGCGCAGGCCGGACTGCTTGACGTTCCACATGCTGATGGTTTTCAGGTCAGCGCCCACACGTACCGCCTCGATGTCAATTTCCAGATCCGGGCGTACGCGGATTTCCAGCCCGGTCTCTTCGTCGATACCGAAGTAGCTCGTCTCAACAGCGCGATCAGGGTGCAGCAGCAGTTTCCCGGCGGTCGGGTGCTCACGAAGCGCTTTCTGAATGGCCAGCGCCGTTTGCATCTGCTGGTGGGTCACCAGGATTTTGTCGCCCGGGTTCTCGCGCCATGCATCCAGCAGTTCGTCAGCAAACACGGCATCCGGCTTAACGGACTTCACCGCCTGGATCATTTCCGCTTTGGTGCCGGACACTTTCAGCGGTGCTGGTTTCTGGGCTTCCTGTGCCACCAGATCAGGATTGATGATCGCCAACTGCTCCAGCAGCGCGTCACGGCTGCCGCTGGTTTTCACCGGCGCAGGCAGGGTGGCGTTGTACTCTTTGATGCAGGCCTTCATTGCGGCAGCGGTATGCTTAGTGCCGTTCTCAATGCGTTGGTATTCCTCAGGCAATTGCTCATACGCTGCGTAGGTTTCCTCAACCGATGCGCCCAGCGGCAGCTGTGCTGGCAGGGTGGTGTTGTGCTCTTCCAGCAGCGCTTTGATATCGTCAGCGCTCAGCAGCGCAGGCAGGCTGGCGTTGTGCTCATCGATAAAGGCGCGCAGGGTCGCTGCGGTGGTGAATGCCCCCTCAGGGATCACCGGCTCCACGCTGAACTCTTCGTCGAGGTTTTCTGGCTGCAGCGCCAGAGCATGCACCAGGTTGCCCATATCCAGCACTTTGGAACCTTCGCGCGGAATGGTCTTGGCGACGTGGCGGGCGTTGAAGTACATCAGGCTCACGCGGGCATCCTTCACCTGGGTGCTGCTGATCCCGTTCGCTGCGTGATAAACGTTGTTCGGTAGACCTTCATAGCGGCCCGGTTCGAAGTAAGCCGGGTATTCCGGCGCGCTGGCGGTTTCCTCCGGCGCTTCGGTGGTCACTTCCGGCTGCGTGGCGTTCGCCAGCTCCGGAGCCGCGGCGGCCAGAATCTCAGCCGGGCTCAGGGCATCTGTTTGCGGATCAGTTGCATCAGCGCTTTCGCCTGGTGGAACCGGGTTACCAGCTTCTCCTTCCGCCGGGTCAGTCTCTTCCATCTGCACATCGCTGCTGGTCTCCTCTGCAACCGGTGAACGGTCATCTGTTTGTGGTTGGTTTTCGTTCATCAGGACTTCGATGGAGAACATGCCGCCGCCGAGGTTAGCGACTTGCGGCTGGCTGGCTAACGCTGCTTTCTCCGCTTCAATCTTCTCGTTAATTTCTTTGTCCCAGCTAACCTCTGGGGTGTGGCGAGCCGCCGTCAGCACTTCCTCTGTAGGATTCTCGTGGTCGGTTTCGGTCAGGTTCGCGTTGATGTATCCGGCAAGACGCCCAGGCTGTTTGTAGTGCTCAGGGTGAGCGCTACGGATGAGCGCAAAAATTGCAGCGCGGGAATAATCCAGAATGCCGGGTGTTGCGCGCAAAGCTTCAGACCATTCTTTAAACGGACTTTCGTTCGCTGCGACGATAGCCTTTGCCTGGCGGAAGGCATCACTTGGGATATCGTAAATATTGAAATCCGCTGACAGCGTTGCCAGTGCAATCTCAGTATCGAGTCCGTCAAAGTCGGGTTTGTAGTTAGGGTTGCGATCAGTCTTTCCGCCGCCGCCCGGCTGTGCTGCCGGCACCTCAGGTTCAGCAGCTGGCGCAGGCAGTGTCAGCAACTCAGTCGCAGCGTTGAACTCAGCCGTCATCGTCTGGTTAACGAACTCCAGATGCGCAGCCGGCGTCAGGTGAATATTCTCCGGCGCGATGCGCACCAGGTTGAAGATGGCCGTGCGGTTAACCGCCAGAACATCGGGCTGGTTGCGCAGGATTTTGCTCCACGATTTCCACGGCTCTTCTTTGTTCGCGATAACATCCTTGGCGCGTCGAGCGATGCTGCCCGGGATCTCGATATGGTTGAAATCCATCGGCAGCAGGGCGCAGGCGATCTCCAGATCAAGAGTGTCCAGGGTGTGGTGGGCGCCTTCGCCACGGTCAGTTACATACCCGCCGTCGGCATTGGTGCCAGCGTCAGTGCGCTGTACATGGTTAATGCGATTGCCGGCGGCCCATTCGCGTGTCAGGATGCCGCGGTCACTATATGGGGTGGCTACCCAGGCCTTTGTGAACTGCAAAAGCAGGCCAAGCTCATGGCGTTTGTCCATGCTGAAAACTTCTCGAATCGCTTTCGTGTAGCGCCACAGGTCTTTGGTATCAAAAGCCTTAACCTCTGCGTTGCTTTCAGCAGCGAGCAGCAGAACCTGAACATAGCTGTTGTCGATATCCATACCCATCGCGTGTAATTCCGCGTACTCGCCGCGGGTCACGTGATGGCGCAGTTCGTCCGCCGTCAGTTGAGCCAGCAGCTGTTGACGGAATGGCAGTTTGCAAACCGCGTAACGAGTGAATTCATCGCCGTTTTTGAGTACACGCAGGCCGTTCTCATGCCAGAAATCAGGTTCTTCTGGAGTATCAGCGGTAGTTTCCGTCGTAGTGGGGTGATCCGCATTGCCGGTAGTCACCGGGGCGAGGGGAGTTTCACCCTGAGGTACGGCACCGGGTTTTACATTCCAGGTGCGCTGGTCGTCGGCCAGGGCGTAGCGTTTGCAGAATTCGAAGCAGACGACACCTTCTTCCGGCAGGTCGTCAACAATCGGCATGTCTGTGCGAATCGGTTTGCCGTAGTCTTTACCACGACCAGTTTCGATGCCTGCATCTTCCAGCGCGACATCCAGCTGCAACGCAGCTCGTGATTGGGTGTTGGCGGAGAGCCACACTACAGCGTCAGGCTTCCCTGACTTCTGAGTGGCCTTAACCAGGTAGAAAAATTCCATGTCAGATCCTCATTTTTGGATGTAAGATCCCCGGGCCAGAGATAGCGCCCATTGGGTGTGTTTTTGGTTTTGAGTAGTTTTCCGGTGTACTTTGGTCGGTGGCACCGGACGTATGGGCCGCGTTGCGCGGCTTTTACGTTAGCTTTCGTGGGCCATCTGGTCGTACGAAGCGCAACGCACAGAACAATAATCACGTTCTTCGCGCGCCAGCTGGGCGCCGCGGATGAAGAGCAAAACGTTTTTAACTTCTTTCCCTGACTCGATAGGTTTGCGGCAGTACGCGCATTTGGTTGAGTTACACATCAGGATTCCCCTTCTGCGCCAAGAGGTAACAGAGGCGGCGAACAATCACCCCAACCCAGTTCAGTTTTACGGCCTGCTGCCGTACTGGTTTACGTGCGAAATCAGTCATCGTAGGACTCCAAATCGCCAGAAAGAACACCGCGGATTTTCTGGATCTCGCAGCGAGAAGCATCACGCTGTTGATGCATAAAACGCTTCACAAGCGATAAAGCTTCCAGAACAGCCTCCTGCTCCGGGCTCTTCATGTGTTCGGCTGCAGAAATTACAGCGACCCGGGCCAACTCAAGGTTTTCCAACCCAGAGAGAAGCTCAGTTTCGATGTGTGCAAATCCTGCGTATTTAGTTGCCAGTGTCAGTGCGTCTTTCATGTCACCCTCATTTGCCCTTGTCGCCAGGCTGGCGGAACGTTTCTTTAACCTGATGCGCGTTAATCACTCCACCTCATCCGACTATTCGTATGCCGTCGGCGGCTACTTCGTGGGCTCCATGCCTGGGTGGTTCGTGCTGCGTCTTGGTGATAGAGATTAAACACAATGTTTAATTGCGTGTCAACTAAATGAATAAATATAGATAAACAAAATGTTTATTTCTGGGTTGTGGGGGGAGTGTTTTTGTGAGATGAAGGCAAAAAAAACCCGACGTTAAGGTCGGGATCGGGGAGTTCGGGGTGGGGCCAGGCAGCAGGGCTAGTGGAAGAGGATATAAAAAACCCGGCGTTATAGCCGGGTGGATATTAATGATTATTTGTATGAAACTAAAAGTTAAAAAGGTAAATCAATTTGCCTTTGTGGGTTGATTATTTTTTTTACATTCACTATTTCATATGAAGTTTTTATACCTTTATCGGCAAGGTACTGAGTGATTTTTAGATCAACGAGCAAAAGATCGCCTTTTGCAAAAGCAACTGATTGCTCATCAATCGCTTTAAGGAATTTCTGATCACTAACCTCGGCTTGAAATGGACTTGCACCATCTGAAAAATTCCATTTATGGCCTTCTCGGAATGAAATATCAAGAGGATGAAGAGCTCTTTCAGTGACGGACTCAGAAATAATAGTTTCTTCAGTGCTATCTACTTTGAAAAATTTTGCTTCACTCTTTGTAACTTCAACGAAATTATGGCCATCATCGATAGTGACTGCAAAACTATCGATCCCCTCCCTCTCCAATGGTTTAGTTATTACATTTTCAAGAGCTCTGCGTATTTTTTTATTCTTATATAAATCTATGACTTGGTTGTCAAAAACCTCGCTTTCATCATCGATAAAAATTGTGGAACAACTGTCAAAGGTTGGCTCAATACGTTTTATTTTTTTGGGGCCTAACCATTTTATTAGCTGAATAAGGCCTTTATATGATTGCTTGGTAGCTAAGTAGCCAAAGCCTACCAAGCTTATGATATTGCAAGCAGCAGAAGCATTATTACCAGAAAAAACGCCTATTATTTGACTTGTTATGGAAGTTGACTGCGCTATGAGATCAACTCCAAAAGAGCCAGCCTTAAATGAAGCGTTGACCTTCACAGATATACGTTTTTCTTTGCCATAGATAGTTTTCCCCGCCTCTTCTAAAGCATCGGATAGTGACAACAGCGCTGGCGCAAGATCACGCACATCCATCTCGTGCGTGTCTAAAGCAGGGCCATCGTAAACTATTCTGAACTTCATATCGTCACTATCCATCAATGCCTATCCTGTGCATGATTATAAACCTGATCGCATATACAGTACATTTTTTAATAAGCCATTACTTAGATGTTCTTTTACCCACTGCTACTTACTATGCATTGACCAGAGGTCTTTAATCACCCTGCGACCTGATCCGCCCCTTCATGTACCGCTCATACAGCTCGTCCAACTCCTTCAGACGAATCGCGAAGATGCGGAGCATGTTCTGTTGCTCTTCCTGCGGCAGCTGGCGATAGAGCTCCAGCAGGCGCTGTTCGTCCGGCTTAAGCCCGTCTGCGGGATCTACATCCTGACCCAATAGCCAAGCGAGACTCACCCCAAGCGCATCTGCCAGTTTGATTGCGGAGCTTTTGCCGATCGTCCCGCGCACAAACCAGTTATTAACAGACTGGGAGCTTACGCCACAGATTCGAGCCATATCGGCTTTGGAAATGCCTTTCTGCTCAATTATCTGGTTAAGCCTGAGAACCTGCGGGTGATCTGTCTGATGAGTTTTTTCTTTCATAACAGGATTCTAAACCAAATGTTTATTAGCTCAACACTCAAAAAGTTGACATTAAACTAAACATTATGTTTAATTCATTTCACACAACCTTGGAGCCCAATATGAACGCATTAGATAAGGCTATTGCTGCAGCTGGCAGCGCAACAAAACTGGCTGAACTTTTATCTACCAGTGCAATGAATGTGAGCCACTGGAGAAATCGTAACGGTGGTCAAGTTCCACAGGCGCGAGTTCTTCCGATTTTCCATGTCACCGGCGTCACTCCCCACGAACTGCGTCCTGATCTCTACCCAAACCCCACTGATGGTTTACCTAAGTAGGAGCACTGACAATGCAAACACGAATTTTTAACCATGATAGCAACCCAGCCCCAGGGCGAGTGACATTGAAATATCAGGAGCTTCCGCGCCAGTCGTGCAAACTCTCGAACATACGGGCGGCTGTAAAAGCCTGGAACAGGGCAACGCCCGGCGATGCGCAAAATTACATCTCGCAGCTGGTTGCGAAAGAGTGGTTTGCCAGTGGTGGCCGCGGCCTGCTGCTGGCCGGTTCGGTGCACGGCACCAAAGTTAACTTCTTCCGGATGATTAATAACACCGGGCCGAAGTATGACAAGTACCTGGAGATGCTGACTCCGGCGATTGTGGCGGTGATGGCTCGCGATAACGAAGCAGTAGCACGTGAATTCGGCCTGGTGACCGGCAAAACCAATGAAGAGCTGATCGCAGATGCCATCAAAGAGTGTGGGGAAGCGCAGCAGGCGAAGTTACTGGGCCAGCCAATCCAACGACTGGAGAAAGAGGTCCGGGAAGCCGCAGAAGCTTTACTGCGCTTTCTGCCGACTGATTCCCTCGGCCCGGTTCTGGCGAGTCTGGCGACGATGGTTCCGGGGGTGATGTGATGGCAGGTATCAAAAAGGCGAAAGCCGCGGTGCTCGAACACCAACGGCTTTCTGGTGCAAATACGGGACGTAAATGCGAGGTCATTATGGCAAATGCATGTACAAAACACCAGGCGAAAGGGGCATAGCTATGTCGAATGTCGCTTACGCCGATTTCGCGGCACGCAGTGCCGTCAGGAGCAACCGGATGGAGAACCAGAAGACCGGATTCATCCCGTTGTACCGGAGTGTATTGAAGAAGCCCTGGGCGAAAGATGTGTTCCTGCGCACGCTGTGGGAAAACCTTCTATTGGGCGCTGCCCGTCAGCCTTACACGGCAAACTTTAAAGGCCGTCAGTGGCCGTTGCAAACCGGACAACTGGTGACCACATCAGCCGATCTCGGGCTGAAATTATGTGACCGGGCGGGGGAGCCAACAAGCCGTCACGCAGTGGAGAGAATGCTGGCTCTTTTCATCAAGGAAGGGATGATTTCCACTGCGGGAGAGAAGCGGAAAGGCACTGTGATAACCATCACAAATTACATGCTTTATGCTCAAAAAATGGACAACTTACCCGCGCATTTGGCCGAGCATAACGGCGAGCATTACGCCGCGCATGAGGAACCCAGCAACGACGGGGCTTCCGGTGATGGTGCCGCGCATTTACCCGCGCATGAAGCCGCGCAATTCGCCGCGCATCATGAACAACAAGGTAATAACAACAATATAAATATTAAAAGATCCTCGTCCCGGAATTCTGCCGAATCCCGAAACGAAGCGATCGAAAAATTTCTCTCTCGCCATCCTGAAGCCGCAAACGGAATTTACACCCCCTCCGGTAAATCATGGGGAACGGCTGACGACCTGAAAGCAGCCCGTTGGATTTATGCCCAGCTGCTGACGGTCAACCCAAGCCTCAGTCAGCCGAAATGGGTTGAGTGGGCCAATACCATCCGTCTGATGCGCCAGCAAGACAATCGCACTCACTACGAAGTTTGCGAGTTACTCAAGTGGGCCAGCAAGGATAGCTTCTGGAAGACCAACATCCTGAGCCCATCCAGCCTGCGAAAGCAGTGGGACCAGCTAAGCACTAAACGCCTGAACAACCCATCCGGGGCCCGGCCTGCAGCCCAGGGCATCGACTTCAACAACACAGACTGGATCAACGAGGTGTTCGATGGAAAGACTATCTGAGCAACTGGCGAACTGCGATCGCGAAAGTTTCCGCCGCATCGCCCATAACATGCCTGAAGCCCCGGCAGAACGCCCGCAGGTTGAGCAGACGGCTGAAATCTTCAACTCCCTGTTCAGCGCGCTGCGTGCTGCATTTCCGGCAGCAATGGCTGCTTTCCGTGAGCAGAGCGAGTTCAACGAACTGCGCCGCCAGTGGGTGATGGCATTTCAGGAGAACGGGATCACCACCATGGCACAGGTGGCCGCAGGCATGCGGATTGCCCGCCGCCAGGAGAAGCCATTCCTGCCGTCACCCGGCCAGTTCGTTGCCTGGTGCAAAGAGGGGCGCTGCCTGCTCGGGTTCAGCGTTGATGACGTGATGACTGAGTACTGGAAATGGCGCCGCCTGGTGTTCCGGTATCCAACCAGCGAACAGTATCCATGGCCAGCGCCGGTTTTATATCACGTCTGCACTGAGCTGCGTCGGCAAAGTACAGATCGCCAGATGACCGAAAGCGAGATGCGCCACGCCGCCGGCAAGGTCCTGGCTGGATGGGAAGAGCGCGTTGCCGCAGGTAAGCCGGTACCGCCGATCCGCCGAGCTATCGCCGCCCCGGCCAAGGCCAGCGGTCCTACGCCAGCAGAAATACTGATGGCTGAATACAAAAAACGCAAAGCAGCTGGTCTGGTTTAACAGGAGATCCCCATGGAAACCGTAATTCAAGCTCTTGAGAAAATTGGCCCGGCAACATACCGGCAGGTGGCTGACCGTCTGGATATCGAACCTGTTGAGGCTCTGAACATGCTGCGCGAACAGCGTGATTTGGGGCACTGTGATTTTGCTGATGGCGGCTGGTTCATTGACAAAGTGACTGGCGCGAAACGCACCGCGCTGGCGCCAGCAGCCAAACCGGCACTTCACGGCGTAGCGCCAGACCCCGTTGACCCTGAAGTAATCAGGGCGCTGCTGGCGAAGAACGGCGCCATGGACACAGGGTCGTTGGCTCTGGAAGTTAACCGCAACGGGCGAGGGATGACCTCGGCAATGCGCGCGCTTGAGCGCCAGGGTGTCGTGGTGAAGAACGGGCAGGGCAAGGGCGTAACCTGGTCACTGCCGGCGGCGCCAGCTGAACCTCAGCCAGCTCCTGCTGCTCCTGCAGTTACCGCGTTAACCGACGCCGAAAAGCCGCTGGAGCAGTTCGTCAGTGAGATCCCCTCGTTCACCGAAGGGCGGTCAGCCGGGCAGGTGATCCCTACCGTCCGGGTGCTGTCCCGCGAAATTCGCCGCACCAAAAACAAGCTGGCGAGCCTGGAGAAACTGCGCGATGCGGTCCGGGTTGTTGGCCGCCACAAGAATCTTGTTAACCAGCTGGTGGGCGCGGAGGTGGGCAATGGCCAGTAACAACCTCTGGACAATCATTCGCGCCATCCAACACGGCGGGGAGATCACCCCGCGTCAGGTTCGCCGGCTGCTGGGCTGCGACAGCAAAAAGGCCTGCCGCCTGCTGGAGCATCTCGTTTCTGCTGGTGCAGTGAAGAACATCGGCCAGCGCCGCCATCCGGTCTACGTCATGGAGTCGGGCGGGGAGATGCGCATTAAGCCACTGCCGGTGGCGCGCCAGAAACCCAGCATTGCAGACGTTTGCCGCCAAAACTGGCAGGGCTATCAGATCCACAAAATTATCGGGAGCGCACGGGCATGAGTGATTCACTGAACAACAAAGAGCTGGTGGCCGTTGGCCATCAGTTTGCAAAGGCGATGAGCACCGACACGCCGATTATCGATATGGCGAAGATAGTGTCGCGCCTGGCCGAACGCCTGGACTGCACCACCGCGGCGCTGCGCGAAACGCAGAAGCAGCGGGATGCGCTGGCTAGCTACCTGACGGCGCGGGAACGCGCGCTGACTCTGCTGGCAGGCGCAACACCGGAAAACTCATGGGAAATCATCGCCCGCCTCAAGGTAGTGATCGGTGGAGATTATCGCAGCCAGGCAGAGATTGACGCTGCTGGAATCAGCATCAAAGGGGAGTAGGAATATGACTAACGTGATTCTCCACCATGCTGATTGCTTCGATATTTTCCCAACGATGGCAGATGGCTCAGTAGATCTGGTTTGCTCTGATATTCCCTACGGTACCACACAGTGCCGCTGGGACTCGGTTCTCGACCTATCGCTGATGTGGGAGCAGCTCTATCGCATCGCTAAGCCGACAGCGGCAATTGTCCTGTTTTCAGCCCAGCCGTTTTCCAGCGTGCTGGTTGCCAGCAACTTACGAAACTGGCGCTCTGAATGGATTTGGGAGAAGGGTAACGCCACCGGCTTTCTGAATGCCAAAAAGCAGCCGCTGCGCGCGCATGAAAATATCGAGGTGTTTTACCGCCGCCAGCCGACGTATAACCCGCAGATGACTGAGGGCCATACCCGCAAGACCAGTAAGCGGAAGACCGTTAATTCGGAGTGCTACGGCAAGGCGCTGACGCTGACTGAATACGATTCGACAAGGCGGTACCCGCGCGATGTTCAGTTCTTCTCGAGCGATAAGCAGACCGGGAATTTCCACCCGACGCAGAAGCCGCTGGCGCTGGTGAAATACATCATCGAAACCTACAGCAATCCCGGCGACGTGGTGCTCGATTTTACTATGGGAAGCGGTACCAGCGGCGTTGCCTGCCAGGAACTCGGGCGCCCGTTCATCGGCATCGAGAAGGAGTCAGATATTTTTCAGACCGCATGCCAGCGCATGGGTGTTAAACAGGAGTGTGCAGCATGATGGAAATGTTACTGCGCTACGCCACAAAACGGATCGCCGAACTGGAAAGCCTGTTGTGGGTGGATGTGGATGAAACCTTCTCGCCTGGTGATATTTTCAGGAATATTTGCCATGGTTTCGAATCAAAGCAGGATATGTAGCAGAAAAAAAGTATGAAAATGCAGAGGATTGCTGACAAAACTGATTTTAAATACAGCAATATTATGTGCCTATGAAATCAACGCTAACTTAAATGATCTGTGTATAGTGTTGATTTTAAATAATAAAAAATTTTAGTTGTTGCTTGTGTCAAATTTTGATTGATCTTTTTACGAATGGTGATTTGCTGTTTTTCAAGAGGATTGGCCGATCGATGAAAAAAAGATTGATCGGCTAATCCTTTGATTCTAGACTATAGGTACTGATGTAATTTGAGATACAAGCATGACCCGTAATTATTCAACTCAAGCTTTCTTCGATTTCCTCGTAGATTTGCCTTCATTAGGGCTTATCAATGAGGCAACTGCACGTAATTTGAAGAATTCTGCATTACTTTTGCTTTCAGTCGTGGAGACCCGCACTGACGACGACGTTCGCGAGCTGGATGTTGAAGAGTTGATTAATAGTTATGTTGAGAGTCAACCAACTAGACCTGGGGACTCAAGCATCCAGACTTACCAAAGCCGATTCAAAAGCGCAGTGAATAAATTCGAGGAGTATGTGCGAGTGGGTACAATCGTGAACTTGGCGGACACTAATGGAAATCTTGATGGTTTTGATGCAGTGGAACAGAAACTTGAAAAGGCCAAGCAAGGTAAGCGGGAAAAGGCGCAAACTTTCAACTTACCGATTGTCATACGTCCAGAAACAGGAACGATGATTACAGTTCAGGCTTTACCTACCGATCTCACAGCCGAAGAAGCTGAGCGTATTCTGACTGTACTAAAAGCATATGTGCGGTCTTAAAAAGAATTTGGGCCCTTCCTCGCCAAAGGAAGAGCCCGGATTGGGGATGCGGAGCACCCGCAACCAGTACTGCATAGACACCAGTACAGTAGCGGATCCCTACATTTATTTCAAGTTCTCAGGGCAGTGCTCGCCTGAGGCGAGATCTGTATATGTCATTAAAAGACATCGCTACAAAACCTCTTCCACCGGGGTTCCGCTGGGTTAGATGTCGTTTTCGCAGAGCACCTGCGAAAGCAGGAACACCAGACTCTGAACGTCGAGTGTTAGACGCACATGCCTATGGCTACAAGTGCTGGTCGTTCCCTGTAAGAACAAAACAGTAAAAATTAAACCCGCTTCGGCGGGTTTTTCTTTCTCATTATTCCGCTGTGGCAACGCCGTCCCGCATCCATTTGCTGAGGCGCTGGTGCGTGCAAACCTGCCGGAGATGTGCGAAGCAACAGAGAGGGCTGCTTAATGATTTAAGGCGAGAATGAAAACGCCGGGATAATACCCGGCGTTATATGTGAAGCTATGCGTTTCTAAGCAGAAATCATTATTTGGTAAGTAACAAACAGGCCAATACTGATGATTATAATCGCAGCAATGACATTGAAAACTATTTCACCAGGGGTAGCTGGTAGTTTCTTTCCACCACCTCCAGGTCCGCCGTAATACGTGTTGTTAGGTGGAGAGCTGTAAGAACCGTAAGAACCATTGTTGCCGAGGTTATGATGCCGCGTCTTGCTGCGCTCATTTTCTTCGCAGTCAGGGCAATGGTAATTGGTAATAGTTCTGAAACATTTTGGGCAGGTAGCCATAGAAACACCTTTATAAGGGAGTGAAACATTTGAATCGTCAACTTCATATTTTTATAGTTTTTATTTAGTTCCATGTGGTGCTCAAGCTACCATTTTGTTGGCCTTCCTTGGGCGCGACTTTTACTTTTACAAAAGTAACAGCTTCATTCAATCCCCCTTTTTTAGTGGGCATTATGCCCGTCGTTAGGTGAGGCGATGGTGAGAGCAAGGCTGCCGGAGTTGTGCGCAGCGAGCGAACAAGTAGCCTGATTCATTCACTAAATGCCGTTGAGCCGCGGCATAAAAGAATTCGTTTTGCCCTGTCGCTTAAATTAGCGGGTCAACAACAAATGCTTTCGATGATAAATTCTTTCGCTCATAAACAAAAAAGAGACATGGGATGAAGAAAAAATTAATAGCTGTAGGCATTCTGCTTGGGTGTCATTTCAACGCAGCTTTTGGAGTTGATGTTGTTACGAAGGCTGTAGCGAGTTGCGATGGTGGATATACAGTAACAATAATTGATAATGGAGGTGATGAAAGCACCATCAAGTACTTCGTGGTAAAGGATAACATCCCTGTCGCACAGGGGCAGGGACTTTCAATGGTTCATAACCGAACCGCAGGCGGGTTGCAGGTTACCAATATCATCATACCTCCAATTCAGAAGTTTGATGCCTCGGCCAAGGGTGTCAAATTGGTCACTTACACCTATATCATTGAGTACCCTGTGACAGAGCAGCAAAAAAAGACGAATAAACAGACAGTTTCGCTTCTTATCAATAATGATTTGTTTAGCCAAGGCAAAGATGAAGTTCTTTATAAATGCTCGCAACTCATAACCAAGTCATCTTGATGCCACATATTTTGGGGTTAGGCTCTAGGAAATAGTCTGTTCGCTTAATAGGCGTAACGCCGCGTATACGCGGCGTTCTCGAACCCGATCGATTTACCGATCGATGCAATGATATTGATCTATGAAATCGATTAGATAATAGTCACAGCGCGGCAACTTATTCCCAACCTGACAAGATGTGTCACCTCGGCAATATACCCTCAATCACAGAGCGGCCCTCTGCACGCACGGCTCGAACAGTTTTTAATCAGATATTATCCCCAGTATTTCCTACGGTGACTGTTAAAAATAACGATCACTTTTTGCGCGAAAGAGGCAGTAAAAATAATAAAAATCATATAGATAAATGAACTTGTGCAGACATGCATTTCATGTGCACACTTAAGCTAAATGGATAATTGCTGTTTATGCATACAGTATTTTGTTGTATGGTTAAGATGCTACAGAGAAAAATGAATTTTTCTTCCGGCGAACCTATTAGGAAATTTGCGCCATTTGGTATTTTCGCTCTGTGGAGTGGAGTTCTCCCCGCCGGGAGAGGGTATTTGGTGATAGCAAAGTGAGGAGGTCGATGTGAAAGAAAAGCAGGAGCAGGGTGACTGGTACGACATTATTAGGCGTTCAGACGGCAAGCTTATTGGTTCTATGCCGTTTGAAAGCCGATGTCTCGTCTACACCAGGAATGGCATGGTTTCGTGCCGCCCGCTGCTGGAGGATGAAGGGATTTTTAATCTTTCATCCGGAACCCGTTTTCTTCGCCGCCTCGGCTACCACGTCAATCAACCCTCTGATATTATGATATCAACGGACTGAACACCCGTTGACCTGATGCGCCACGGAGAACACCATGGCGCAGTTACAACTCATCAAGCAGTCATCAGGAATCCTGATCCCGGCCACGCCGGAGACCAGCGAATTGCTGCAATCAAAAATCAAGCTCGGCGCCGTGCTGGTGGCCGACTTCAAACAGGTCCGTAACCCGGCCTTCCATCGTCGCTTCTTCGCTCTGCTGAACCTCGGCTTCGAATACTGGGAGCCAACCGGCGGCGCTATCTCCTCCAACGAACGCAAGCTGGTTACCGGCTACGCGAAGTTCCTGGCATCGTTCGGCGGGAGTGAGATCGCGTTGCTGGATGCTGCTGAGCAGTATCTGGAACGCATCGCCGACAAGCGCACTGGCAGCATCAGCGCCTGCAAGTCCTTCGATGCCTACCGTGCATGGGTAACCATCGAATCCGGGCATTACGACGCTATCCAGCTTCCTGACGGCACCCTCCGGAAACACCCCCGCAGCATCGCCTTCGCAAACATGGACGAGACCGAGTTTCAGCAGCTCTACAAAGCCGCGCTCGATGTTCTGTGGCGCTGGATCCTGTCCAGGGCATTCAAGGACCAGCGCGAGGCAGAGAACGCCGCTGCGCAGCTGCTGAGCTTCGGGGGGTGATGCATATGAAATCCTCATGGTTCCAGCATACCGATTGCACTACGGCGCAGGCCGACGAACTGATGGCTACGTACCGGGCCCGCGGCTTGGCCGTTGAACGGAGCCTCAATCCTGACTTCATCACCTGGACCGTCAGCGTCCGGCTGCCGGAAGCAAAGCGGCAGGAACGCACACCGCGTACGTTCCGTCAAAAGGTCTGGGGGTGAGCATGGCTAAGAAACCCCGCCGTAAGTGCGCAAACCAGAGCTGCCGTGAGTGGTTCCACCCGGTCCGTGACGGACAAGTGGTCTGCTGCTACGAGTGCGCCACCTTGGTCGGAAAAGAGCAGACCAGAAAAGCCCGGGAGGCTGCTCAACGTAAGGAATTGGCCCAGCAGCGCGCCACCGAGAAAACAGAACGCGCCGCCTGGCGCTGTAGGAAAGCTGCGGTCAAGCCTCTCAAACATTGGGTAGATCTGACTCAGCGTGCCGTTAACGACATCTGCCGCGAGACAGAACTGGCAGAGGGTAAGGGCTGCATATCCTGCGGAACAAAGACAGCATTCGCCTGGCATGCAGGTCATTACCGGACAACGGCGGCCGCCGGGCATTTACGTTTCACGCGTATCAACATCCATCTCCAGTGCGATGTCTGCAATATCCATAAATCAGGAAACATCGAGAATTATCGCGCCGCGCTGGTCCAGCTGTACGGTGAAGAAACGGTATTGAGCCTTGAGAACAACAACGACCCACATCGTTGGACGGTTGAGGAACTGAAAGAAATCAGGCTCACCGCCCTTGCCGACTTACGCGTATTGAAAAAGCAGGTGGCCGCATGAAACCAGAACTGATCGAATCACTTCGCATGCGCTGGCTGCGCCTCCGCATTTACCGCCGCCCGGGTACGGTGCTGGTGGACTATCGCATCCTTCGTAACTTTATTCGCATCTACCTGATGGCAGGAGCCGCAGCATGAACCTCGAAAACACCGTGAAATATCACTTCGCAAAGTCCACGATGATCAGCGACTCCCCGCGCGCCACAGCATCAGATTCACTGACCGGCACGGATATAATGGCTGCCATGGGCATGACTCAGGAACGCGCCGCCATGGGTTACAGTGCTTTCCTCGGAAAGATGGGGATCAGCCAGAACGACCGGGAGAGGGCGATCGCGCTGCTGGCCGAGTACGCGCTGACCAGATGCGATAAGGTGGTCGCACTGCGCAAACTGGAAGCTGGAGTTAAACCACTGGTGATGCGCCAGCTGGCAGCCTTCGCCTTTGAGGATTATTCTCGCAGCGCAGCCAGCGTTAAGCAGTGTGATTGCTGTGCCGGGGCCGGCTTCATTCTGGCCGACGTCTTCACCAATAAATACCGCAAGCCGGAAGGCAAGATGACCGTGGCCGGCATGGTGAAGGTTCAGGAGACCGTTAAGGTGCTCTGCAAAAAATGCAATGGTGCAGGCCAGGTCAGCGCAGCATGCAGCGACTGCCGCGGACGCGGTAAAGCGGTAAGCAAAGAACTGACCGATCAGCAGGGTGTTCCGGTTCTGGCCGACTGCAAGCGCTGCGGCGGGAGAGGGTACGAGCGGATCCCTTCGACTGAGGCATACGCGGCCATCTGCCTGACCACTGATGCGATTAGCCTGGATACTTGGAAGAAATCGGTTAAGCCATTTTACGACCAGCTGATCACGAAATTTGATATCGAAGAGGCCTGGGCAGAAGCGCAGCTGAAACAGATAACGCGATAATGCTCACGTAAATAGCTTAAGTTTCAAGCACGAGCTATTTACTTTTCCCGAATCTGTGTTAATTTCTATCTAACGATGGGCTTTGTATGTCCAGAGTTAAAAATTCTGAACCTCGCTACGGCGGGGTTTTTTATTATTAAGTAACTTGTAAGTTAAATGTATCTTTTAAGATGCAAGCCACGTACAGTGCGCGGGTGGTGAATCCCCCTCAGCGGTGGGGCGGCTAGGCAAAACGAGTCGGGTTTGTAAACGCGGTTCTGTGGTCTAGCACAGGGTCACCGGGAGGCACCCGGCACCACAACCTCAGTATCATCTCTTGCCAGGGCTACCGATTGGCGGCCTTTTTGTTTTACATGATTCTGGTCTTCATAGTATCGCCGGTCTTTTTCGTTCATACCGAATAAATAAACAGATAAAGTTAGCTTTATCGTAGGAAAGCGATTAGGCTGCGCCTGTGGTGAATCCCCCTAAGCGGTGGGGCGACTAGACTGGGAGGTGAATGACGCGATTCTGTGGTCTAGCATAGAGTCACCGGGAGGCACCCGGCATCACATCTTCAATATCATTTATTTCTAAGGCTGCCGATTGGCGGCCTTTTTGTTTTACATGACCCTGGCTAGCACAGCACTGTTGGTCTTTTTGTTCATACTGAATAAATATACAAATATAAATAGCTTTATGGCAGGAAGAAGACTAGGCTGTGCCTGTGATGAATCCCCCTATGCGGCGGGGCGACCAGACATGGCAGGTGTATAGAGCGCGGTTCTGTGGTCTGGCGCAGAGTCACCGGGAGGCACCCGGCATCACACCCAATCATGCATTTCTTTGTCCGCCCTGATGTAGATTATGTAGCGCACAGCAAGCCTGGATTCCGGCTTACAGATTAGATAATGTCGCCTTGAAGAGTTCTGTCAGAGCTTGCAGAGGACAATCCTTATGAAAGAAGGTTTCTACTGGATACAGCACCAAGGGAAGGTCCAGGTTGCCTACTACACCCACGGCGAAACCGAAGACCTTGAAACAGGCCAAACCATAACTGGCGTTTGGCACCTGACGCAGGGCGATGACATTTGCGATAACGGCGAGGCTGAAATTTTAGCCGGGCCGTTGACACCGCCACACGTTTGAAAAAAGACCGCTGCGTTTCAATATATGGTAGAGGCTTAAAAGTGGTGAATCCCCCTGTGCGGTGGGGCAATCCAGTTAAAAATGTGTAAGTGTGCTTGCGGCTCGTATAACTGGTAACGAGTCACCGGGAGGCACCCGGCACCTATCTTAGTATCCATGCCTGAGTTAAATATTGCCTGCTTTTGAAAGCAGGCTTTTTTATTTGCGCTTCGTTAATGCTGCTATCATTAAATTGTGAACCAAGCCATAACTATTAACCGGACATCCTGACCGGTCAGTGACGCTGCTCGACACAGCTGCTGTATGGATGATGGCGAAGTATCACGCCTACCTACTTAAATTTCCAAATCATTTAGGCCTGCGTAAAAGCGGGCCTTTTTTTATTTCAGGCTCCCGGAAACCCCCATCACTCGTCTTGTCGTTAATTCGTCCGGAGGGCCTGATCCTACCTACGCACAGCACCCCGGAATCATCGGAGGTGAGAGATGTTACGAATGGATAAATTAACCACCGGCGCAGCCTATGGCGCCTCTGCGGGGAGCGTGTTGAACGGCATTCTTAACGCATACAGCCCTGAGCAGTGGAACGCCATTGGCGTGCTGGTGGGCATAGTAGTTGCTGTTCTTACGTATCTGACAAATTTGTACTTCAAGATCCGCGAAGATAACCGCCGCAACAGGAGCCAGCATGAACCCGACACTGAGGAATAAGCTGGTGGCCGCGATTGCTGGCGGCTCTGGAGCTATCACGATTGCAGCAGTGATGCTGGGAAATGCTGACGGACTGGAAGGGCGACGGTATTACGCATACCAGGATGTGGTTGGCGTTTGGACCGTATGCGATGGGCACACTGGAACTGACGTACGCCGCGGTCACCGCTATACCGACAAAGAGTGTGATGCTCTGCTGCAGTCAGACCTGCGCAAGGTGGCAGCGGCCATCGATCCGCTGATTAAGGTTCGTATCCCTGAGAACACCAGGGCGGCGCTTTACTCGTTCACCTATAACGTGGGCGCTGGCGCATTCGGTAAATCCACGCTGCTGAAAAAACTGAACTCCGGAGATGTGCCGGGTGCCTGCAAAGAACTGCAGCGCTGGACTTATGCTGGCGGGCAGCAGTGGAAAGGCCTGATCACCCGGCGCGAGATAGAGCGCTCAGTCTGTGAGTGGCAGCAAAAGCCGCAGCTGTTTAACGGTGTCGCCGGGCCGCTTAACCCGGGTACTCCACCATCAGCCCCGGGAGTGTTCTGATGAAACTCCACTATCTCATTGCGATCGCAATATTCATTCTCTGCCTGTTCGGCGGGGCATGCTGGTCAGCCTGGTATTACAGCGATAAGGCCAGCCGGGAGAAGGCCCGGGCCGATAGCGCAGAACAGCAGGCCGAATCGGCAAACATCGTCACCGCCAACGTGATTCAGGCCGTGAACATCATCAACGCTATTTCAGAGGCCAACCAGGATGCCAAGAACCAGATCGCACTGGAGTCACAGAGAGCCCAGGCAGATATCAAAGTGGCTGTTGCGAATGATGATTGCGCTCGTCAGCCTGTGCCTCCTGCAGCTGCTGACCGGCTGCGGCAATTCGCGGACAGTTTACGTGAAGGTTCCGGTGGTGCCGCTTCCGGCAAACCTGACAGCTGAGACGCAACATCCAGCCATTCCCGACCCGCTGACCTACGGGGCCAGTCTGGATCTGAATGTGAGTCTGCTGTCGGCGCTGGGGCAGTGCAATATCGATAAGGCCAGTATCAGAAAGGTTGAAGAGGCTCGCGCCTCACTGTAGGCATTCAAGCTGATGTGCAGGAAGGTTTACTTGCCCTGAAAAATATCCCTTCCGAAATGAAATCCTACAGTTCGGAAGGGAGACCAAGAGGGTCATCATTACAAGGAGGATATCAATGTAATGCATGACTAAACAAAAATTAGCAGTATAAAAAAAATAATCAAAGGCAGCTATTTTCTAAATTACACTAATACCTTGTGAGTGTTTTTCGTTTTGCTTTAATTAAAAGTTTTATACAACTCACATAAAAAAATCCAACATCTACTAAATTCAAATCGCACGACTGATTCGACATCTTTGCCATTCAAGCCAATCCCCCTAAGCGGCGGGGCAGCCAGTAAATGCTGGACGTATGCGAATTTGCTTACTGGAGTAAGTTCTCCGGGAGGCACCCGGGGTTTGAGGGAAAGACTGAAGGAACAGGCATAACGTCGAACTTTGTGCAAAAGCTATCTACATTGCTGTATGACCCTGACCAGTTCTGTCCGAGCTGGTCTTTTTTTGGCAAAAAAAAGCCCCCTGGAGAGAGGGCAAGACATGCTATGGACGGATGTTTCTGAGTGTACTCATGCGGGTCATGAGACAGTTCTATGGGATTCCCTGGTGCAGGTAGGAGCCTTGCAGGGAGTTATAAATATGGTCCGTGGTTCTGATTTAACAAGCGGAAGCGGTAACACCAGGATGATTCTTAATACATAAAAGTAAACGTCCTGATATAGGGTCATATGCTTCGTTAAAGTCTTAACCCTGAGGCCCGGACACCGTCTCCTCTGAACTTTAAGCATAGAAAATTCTTAGCCTCAAAATCGAGAGGCTTTTTAATCACCGAGGAATAAGCATGACAGTAGTTCTTACAGCAAAACAGATTGAGGACCTGGCAGCCTTCGCTAAAGAGGACGGCCAGGCACAATACACCATCACCACTGTGACAATCCCTGAGTTCGAAGCGGATGATGGTGAGGTTACCCCTGAGTATACCGGACTGATTGCTTACTCCGATTCACTTGAACATGGTGTGCTGCAACTCGACGACTAAGTAACCATTACAAAGCTCATCTGCTGGTGGGCTTGATAATGTTAATGAGAGTTTAACAAGGAAAAAAACCGGAAGATGAGACATCATCACCCCCGGCAACCTGACACATATTGTTGTATTTATTTCCCGAAGAAATCATGGCTTATTAAGTACATATGGGCAAGGAAACGAAACATTAAATTAACTTAAGTAAAACATTTCATATTTAATTAGTCGTGATTATCAATCCGAAATTGTGCGTGTGAGCATCTTCGTATGTGGATATGAAAATGAGACTGCCGCCATAAGCGAAGGGGGGTAATGCTGAAGTGTTTCAAAAAAAGAGCCCTCACTTAGAGGGCTACTGGGGTCTCAGTTTCAATGCTCTTTTTATTGATGATTCCCTGGAGTTGGCATTCTCCGCATCAGAGTCACAAATAGCCTGGCAGCCTATGAGCTAACAACCCTAAAAAGGTTTTTTTAATGGCACTCAATGCAAAGCAGGACATGTTTTGCCGCGAGTACCTCATCGACTTAAACGCCACGCAAGCGGCTATTCGGGCGGGGTACAGCGTCAAAACTGCAAACCGTATAGCTGCTCAATTATTGTCAAAACTTGACATCCAAAACAGGATCGCCGAACTCAAAATTAAGCGCAACGAGGATGTGGGCATCGATGCCGATTATGTGCTCCGGCGCTTGGTTGAGATCGACCAGATGGATGTATTGGACATCCTGAATGACGACGGCAGCCTAAGGCCGATCACCACATGGCCTAAAGCCTGGCGAATTTCGCTAACCGGTTTGGACATCAGCACGACCATTCAAAACTTCGACGAAGAGACCGCCGAGACCATTCTTAAAAAGATTAAGTGGCCTGATAAGGTTAAAAACCTCGAATTGCTCGGCAAGCATGTGCGCGTGCAGGCATTCAAAGAGCAGGTGGAGCAGAAGGTCACCGCAACCCACAGCATCATGCCGGTCCCGTCCTGCGATAACGTAGACGACTGGGAAGCAGCAGCGCAGAAGCAACAGAACGAGGTTCTTGGTGGATGAATTACAAAGCCGTCTGGAAACCTTTGCCGGGATCGCAGTCGCTCTCCCTGAGTTGCCCGTGTAACGAAATTCTCTACGAGGGGACGCGCGGACCGGGTAAAACTGCCGCGCAGCTGGCGCGCTTTCGTCGCCTGGTTGGTCTGGGCTACGGCTCGTTCTGGCGTGGCGTGATATTCGATACCGAGTATAAAAACCTCACCGATATCATCACCCAGTCAAAGCGCATGTATCGCCTGTTTAATGACGGCGCACGCTATCTGGCGTCAGCGTCTGAACTACGCTGGGTATGGCCAACTGGCGAAGAGCTGCTGTTCCGCTTCGGGAAGGAGGAGGGCGACTACTGGGACTATCACGGTCAGGAGTTCCCGTTCATCGGCTTTAACGAGCTGACCAAGCAGCAGTCGGGTGAATTCTACGAGATGATGTTCTCCTGCCGGCGCTCATCGTTCAGGCCGGAGAACTATTCGCGGGATGATGGCTCGTTACTAAAGCCGATCCCGCTGGAGACGTTCAGCACCACGAACCCGTTTGGCATCGGCCATACCTGGGTGAAGAAACGCTTCATCGAGCCAGCTCCCCGCGGCACCATCATTCGCGAGACGCAAAAGGTGTTCAACCCGCAGACCGAACGAGAAGAGGACGTGACGCTGACGCGCGTTGCGATTCATGGCTCGTTCAAAGAGAACCCATATCTCGACCCGCAGTACATCGCAACACTGATGGCAATCAAAGATCCCAACCGGCGCAAAGCCTGGGTTGAGGGTTCCTGGGACGTTACCAGCGGCGGACGCTTTGACCATCTGTGGAATGCCTCGCTGCACGTCATTAAGCCGTTCCGCATTCCGGACAGTTGGACTGTTGACCGCTCCCATGACTGGGGCGAGTCGAAGCCGTTCTCAAACCTGTGGTGGGCACGCGCCGACGGCACCGCCGCCGAGCTGCCTGATGGTCGCCAGTTCTGCCCGCCTGCCGGGTCGCTGATCCTGATTGGGGAATGGTATGGCTGTCCGCCTGATGAACTCAACAAAGGTCTGAATATGTCGTCCACAAACGTCGCCAAAGGTGTGGCATGGGTGGATAAGCGGCTGGTGGGCGAAGAGCTTGCTGAGCCCGAAGAAATAAAACTCAACGGGCTAACTCAGGGGCAACTGAACATCATGCCCGGCATCTGCAAGAAGGTTCTACCCGGCCCGGCTGACGGGGCTATCTACAATACTGGAGATGACGAACTCTCCATTGCCCAGAAGATGGAATCGCAGGGCGTTAAGTGGGTTCCATCCAACAAGAAACCGGGATCGCGCGTGAACGGCGCGGCCCTGTTTGCTGACATGCTTGAGGCTGTCATTGAAGGTAAAAAGCTGGAATCAGGCATGCCTGAGAAGCCAGCATTCTACGTATTCGACTACTGCCGGGGCTGGATAAGCCGTGTGCCGGTGCTCGTACGCGACAGCAAAAACCCTGATGACGTAGACACCCAACAGGAAGATCACGACTGGGATGGCACGCGCTACGCCGTCCTGCATTCACCGCCGAAGAAAGTCGGCAAAGTCACCAACCTACGGATCTAACCCCATGCCTGATATTTCAACCCCCAATCTGGACTATGGGAACATGGTGCAGGCGTGGGACATCAACGACGCCCTGATGGGCGGCACGCTGTACATGCGCCAGCTGGGAGAGGCTTATCTGCCGCGCTGGCCGAAAGAAGATAAAGAGGATTACAAAAAGCGCCTGGCTGTGGCCACGCTGCTACCAGCATACGAAGAGACCATCAACCAGAACGTCGGACGAGTATTCGCTGAGCCTATCCAACTGGGCGAGAACGTCCCGGATGCTCTGCGCGAGTTCGCAAAAAATGTGGATCTGGAGGGCAGTCGCCTCGATGTATGGGCGCAGGCGTTCTTCAGCCTGGCGATGCAGTACGGTCTGTCCCATGCGCTGGTGGACTACCCCCGGATCGATGCCGAGCAGGTGAAGACCAAGGCTGATGAAAAGGCTACCGGAGCGCGTCCCTATGTGACGATGCTGAATCCCCGCCAGGTGATCGGGTGGAAGTCGAAGATAATCGGCGGCAAGGTTGCGCTCACCGAGTTGCGCATCAAAGAGGTGGTGGTCGAAGATGGCGACGACTTCGGTCAGACGAAAGTCGAACAGATTCGTTACCTGACGCCCGGGAAGGTGCAGATTTACCGCAAGGCCACTGGCGATAACGCCCAAGTGATCTGGACGCTGCACGATGAATGGACAACATCCCGCAAGGATATCACTTTGGTCACGCTCTACACGAAGCGCACTGGCTTTATGTGCGGTTCGCCACCGCTGCTCAACATGGCGCTGCTGAACGTCAAGCACTGGCAGAGCCAGAGCGAGCAGGACAACATTTTGCACGTGGTGCGTGTTCCAATCCTGTCAGTGTTTGGACTCGAGGAGGGAGAGGAACTGGTGATTGGCTCCTCCTCGGCCACGTCATTCTCCGATCGTCAAAAACAGGGAATGGAATACACCGAGCATACTGGCGCGGCCATCGGCGCTGGCAAAGAGTCACTGACCGACCTGGTAGAGCAGATGCGCCAGGCTGGCGCGAAGCTGCTGCGTACCGATAACACCTCAACCAAGTCTGTTGACCAGACCTCGGAAGAGAAGATGCAGGAACAGTCGCCGCTCTACACCATGGCAACCAGCCTGGAAGATGCGATCGACAATATCCTGCAGATTATGGCTGAGTACATCGGCGAGAAAGACGGCGGCAGCGTCGATGTCCGCACTGAACTGGACGTCGAATCGAAAGAGTTCAACCCTCCGGCGGCGCTGGCTATTCAGTCACTCCGTCAGGGTGGTGACCTGCGCCGTGTTGACGCGATTAAGGCGCTGCAGAAGCTCAACCTGATTGACGCTGACGCAGATCCCGATGTGGTGCTGAGCGAACTGCTGGCTGAATCGGCGACGCTGACCGAACCGCCGACTGGCGAGGTGTGATATGGCCAGTTCCGTTAACGATCGCCTGCAGGACGAGACGATAGCGCACGGACTGTATGTGAACCGCTATGGTACGGGCGTCGCCCGGCGCATGGTGGCGCTGCTGAACAAGATGGATGCTGACCTGGCCGCAAAGTTGCTGGTGCTGCTGGAGGGCAAGCGTGCCGATACCTACAGTGCCCGCCGCCTGGCTTCGCTGCTGGCTGGCGTACGCGACTTAAACCAACAGGCCTATGAACCTGTTAACGTTGCGCTGGCGCGCGAACTGGCGCATTACGTTGAATATGAGGCCGGGTATCAGCTGGACCTGTTCAGCAGCATTATCCCGAAGCAGATCCTTAAGCATGTGCCGCTGCAGAGCATCGCACCCGAGCAGGTTTATGCCGCAGGAGTGGCGCAGCCTTTCCAGGGGCGATTGCTGAAAGAGTGGGGACAAAAGCTTGAATCGGATCGGCTGGACAAAATCACCAACGCAGTGCGCTTCGGTTTCCTCCAGGGCGAAACGGTAGAGCAGATTGTCCGGCGCGTTGCCGGCACGCCGAAACTCAATCGTGAAGACGGGGTGATCAACGCATCCCGGCGCGACCTGGCGGTGGTTACCCGCACGGCGGTTAATCACATGGCCGCCACGGCGCGTCAGGAGTTCGCCCAGGCCAACAGCGATATCGTGAAGGCCAAACAGTGGTACTCCACGCTGGATACGCATACCTCTCAGTGGTGCATCATCCGCGACCGCAAACTCTACACCCTCGACGGCAAGCCGCTGGGGCATGTAATCCCATACCTGCGCGGCCCCGGCAAAATTCACTTCTGCTGTCGCTCCGGCGAAACCCTGATCACGAAATCGTGGGAGGAAATGCAGATAGCCTCAGGCGAACTGAGCAGCGCTACGCGTGCGTCGATGGACGGGCAGGTGCCAGCGCATACCAGCTATGCCGACTGGCTTACCCGGCAATCGTACGCACGTCAGGAGCAGGTGCTGGGCGTTACCCGCGCCATGATGCTACGTGACGGCAAAATCACCGTTCCGGAGATGTTCAATGATGCCGGGGAGTTTCTGACCCTGGACGAACTGCGCCGCGTGGATGCGTCGGCGTTCGAGTAACACAAACCTCATCAACATCAGGCTGCCTTTGGGTGGCCTTTTTTTATGCCTGCCGCTGAGCGGATGCGACGCGGTGACCGGGTCGGATGACCTATTACCAATGGCCGGAAGGCTGGAGCAAAACAATGAAACTCAAACTTGATGCTAACGGCAATGTGGTCGTTGAAAACGGTATGCCTGTGTACGTCCATGACGACGGCAAAGAGATCCCGTTCGACGCAGCCGCAGCGATGACCAAAATCACCTCCCTGAACGGTGAAGCCAAAACTCACCGAGAGGCGAAGGAGGCGGCGGAAGCCAGTCTCGCGAAATTCTCTGGCATCTCCGACCCGACCAAGGCGCTCGAAGCCCTGGAGATGATGACCAAAATCGACCAGAAGAAGCTGATCGACGCTGGCGCCGTTGACCAGGTGAAGGCTGAGATCACCAAGGTTTACCAGCAGCAGCTGGACGAAGCGAACGGCAAAACCAAACAGCTCGAATCCCAGCTCTACGACGAGATGATCGGCGGCCGCTTCGGTGGTTCGAAATTCATCTCCGAGAAGATGGCGATCCCGGCAGAGTTCGTGCGTTCCCACTTCGGTCAGAACTTCAAAATCGAAGACGGCAAGGTCGTGGCTTACGACGGGCAGGGCAACAAGGTGTTCTCCCGCACCAAACCCGGCGAACTGGCTGGCTTCGATGAAGCGCTGGAATCTCTGGTCGAGTTGCATCCGCAGAAAGACTACATCCTCAAAGCGTCCGGCAACAGCGGCGGTGGCTCCCACCAGTCGCAGCATCAGGCCGGGCAAAAAACCATGAAACGCGGTGCGTTTGATACCCTGGATAACGCTGGCAAGCAGGCAGCGCTGAAAGACGGCGTCAGCATCGTCGATTAAATCGAAAGGAGCCATAAATGGCAGGCAATACCCTTACTGGTCTTATCCCGACCATCTATACCGCGCTGGACGTAGTGTCCCGAGAGCAAACTGGTTTCATTCCTGCTGTAGCGCGTGACGCGAAAGCGGATGCTGCTGCAAAAGACCAGACCGTGCGTGCACCAGTCGCACCCGCGGCCACCACTGAAGACATTGTCCCAGGACCGTCAGCGCCAAATACCGGCGACCAGAATATCGGTGGTGTGGACGTCAAAATCACCAAATCCAAAATGGCCCCGGTGAAATGGAATGGCGAAGAGCAGCTGGCGCTCGGCCCGGCTGGTACCTACAACACTATCTTGGCTGACCAGTTCAAACAGGCGTTTCGCGCCCTGGCAAACGAAGTGGATGCCGATCTCGCCGCACTGTTCTTTAACTCCTCCCGCGCAGTTGGCGCGCCGAAGGATACTCCGTTCAGCATCAAAGATGATCTGACCGATGCGGCGCTGGCCCGCCAGATTCTGACCGATAACGGCGCACCAACTACCGATATGCGCATGGTGCTGGGCGGTGAAGCGATGGCCTCCATCCGTGGCAAGCAGTCCGTGCTGTTCAAAGCGAACGAAGCAGGTACCGACCAACTGCTGCGTGAGGGTGTCATCGGTCGCATCATGGGCTTCAACCTCCATGAGTCCTTCAGCATTAAGCGCACAGCGAAAAGCACAGCGGCTGGTTATAAGGTTAACGGCGCCAAGAAAGAGGGCGACATCATTGTTGCTATCTCTGCTGGCACAGGTGGTATTGCTGCTGGCACGGCAGTGAAATTTGATGGCGATGACAATCAGTATCTGGTCGTGGCTGCCACTTCTTCCAGCATCACCATCAGCTCGCCGGGCCTGCGCCAGGATCTCGCTGACCAGGCCGCCGTTACCGTGCTGAGCGAATTCGTGCCGAACATGGCGTTTGACCGCGGGGCATTCCTGCTGGCCAGCCGTACTCCGGCGATGCCGGAAGGCGGCGATACCGCTGATGACGTCATGAACGTGACCGACCCGTTATCCGGTATCACCTTCCAGGTCGCGCTTTATCGTCAGTATCGTCAGGTGCGTTACGAAGTTGGCCTGGCGTGGGGCGTGGCTGCTGTGGCACCACGCCATTCTGCCATCATCATGGGTTAACCACTGGGGCTTCGGCCCCTTTGTTTTCAGGAGGCCCAATGGCCGGATTAACCAAAGAGCAGCGCGCGCAGCGTGAGGCTGAGAAGCTTGCGGCGCAGAACGGCGCTGAACAGACTCCTGCCCAGCAGGACCAGCAGCAG